TCGATCCGGAGACGACGCACTGGACCCGCGCACAGTGGAACGGCAACCCCGACGACGCGGTTAACCGGCTGCGCCGCGTCGCCGATAAGAAGATGCGGGCGGCCCACTATCGTTTCCTCGAACGCGAAGGCTGCGATAGCGCCCAACAATACTGGCAGACGGCTTCGGTCGCTTCCATGCTGCGGCTGATCGACTTCATGGAAATGTGGGATGAAGTGTCGCTCGCCGACTTCATCTCGGACGAAGAGCTTTACAAAGCCATCGGCCGCGAAGACGCCGAAGCTCGCGCGGCGTGCAACTCGAACCCGATCCCGGCAATCGAACATGCGATGGAAGTCACTTCCGAATCGCCGGTCGATGTGCTGGAGACGATGGCAGAAGAGATCGCCGACGAACTCGGCATCGAAGTGGATCGCGACAGCTTCGCGGTTGCGCGCGAGCACCTTGAAGAGACAGTGCCGGTGAAGACCGACGATCCGCTCAACCCGCAACATTACAACGGCCGCGAGTGCGCCGACATCGGCGAGCGTCTGTCCGCGAACGCCTATCAAATACTGAAGTATTGCTGGCGCCTCGGCAAGAAGGACGACCCGTGCCAAGAACTCGGCAAGGCGCTGTGGTATCTCAACAGCGAGATCGCTCTTATGGAACAAAAGGGCCACCCGAACCGGCGCAGCGCTAATCGGCGTGGCATCACTGGCGATCACGATCAGTGGGTTTACGGCCGCCTCAACGGGCAGTCTGACTTCACCCGTCAAGTCGCGCTGTTTCTGTGGGACGGCTACAGCATCGACACCTTAACAAAGCTGAAAGCGATGATCGCCGACCACAAGGCGACGCTCGACTGCGGACACGGACTCGCGATATGATGATTTGGGACCGGCCTTCCTTCGAGAAGCTGTGGGACGCCACTAAACTCGCCGGGGAGGCCGGTCAGGAGAGCTTCACGCTCGACCTGGGGCGCAAGAAGGGTGGAAGGCGAACCTTCGACACCATCGCCGCCCTGGAGCTATGCCACACGCTCGACGCACAGTTCAAAGCCGTCGCCGAGCGCACCTATCCGGAAAACCGCGAAGGGGAAGAGCCTTGAAGACCAAGCAAGCCCGCGGACTGGCCGAGTCGCTGCTCGTCGATCTCGACGGCGTGATTGCCGGTGATCCGAAAGACGAGATGGCCCGCCACTCGGCCGCCGCTTCCGCCGCGATCCTGGCCACCAGGTTGCTCGGCGGGATCGCAGTAAACATCGCACGCATCGCCGCGGCGCTCGAAGACATTGCCGACGCCGTGGTCCCTGAAGACGAAGAAGGACAAGAGACATGACCAAGCACACCATTTGGACGATCAACACCGCCGAGTTCAAGCATTGCACGCCTGACGGCGACAAGCTGATCGCCGAGATCGCGCGTGTCAGCAATCCGGCCAATGAGAAGAACGAAGAGACCGCACCACGGCTGATCTCGTATCTGATCCGCAACAATCATTGGTCGCCTTTCCAGATGGCCAGTATGGCTATCGAGATCAACACTACCCGCGACATCGGCCGCCAAGTCCTGCGTCATCTGTCCGCAATCGGCTATCAGGAGTTCTCCGGCCGCTATGCCGAATATGGCGAAGTGCTCGACTACCGCGAGTGCCGGTTCCAGCATCCGACGAATCGCCAGCTTACGCGCGATCCGGAGACGCCCGAAGAAGTCGCCACCGCTCTCGAATGGAACGCCTATATCAAGCAGCGCGCCAAGCAGGACGAAGCCGACTACAAGTATTGGCTGTCCAAGGGTGTCGGCAAGGAATGCGCCCGCGCGATCCTTCCTGAAGGCCTGGTGCCGACGCGCATGTATCTGCATTTCTCGATCCGGACATGGCTGCACTACATCGACGAGCGCACCAAACCGGGGGTGCAGCGCGAGCATCGGATCATCGCGGATAGCTGCGGCGATATATTGCGGCGGCGCTTCCCGATGACGGCTGAAGCGTTCTTCGGGCCGCTGCTCGATCCCACGAACTAACTTCCACACCTTTGAAGGAGAAGAACGATGGTTGAAGTGTACCAAGACGCCGCGGGCGAATGGCGGTTCCGCGTGAAGGGCGGCAACGGCGAGATCGTCGCGGTGAGCGAAGGCTACACCCGCAAGGACGATGCCAAGCGCGGCTTCTTCGCGCTGCGGTCCATCGTCAAAGACCTTATCGACGTGAAGGAAATTTGATGTCTTTGCACGAAACCTTTTTCTGGATAGCCGTTGTCAGCGCTTTCCCCGCGGGGTGGGCGATAGGCTGGTGGCTAGGTAGGCGACCGCTCAAGGTCGAACCGCCTAAACCCGTCTGCTACGGCGACTATCCTTTTCTTCACCCACAGGAAGCGGCCGAACGGGACTGCATGAACTGTCGGGACGCCTATGCGTGCCACGAAGACAGCCCCCGCCCCCGGCCCGATCTAAGGTGATGACCGACGACAGACGAAGGTGCGGCCACCGCGGCACCGGAAGAAACACCAAACGTGGAGGATTCAAGATGACTACGCCGACCAAGAGCCGCGGGAGCACCGTGACGAACCCGTCAACGACGAAATACAGCCTGTGGGTGTGGATAAAGGGCTATGCGGCATGGATCGCCCTCTTTCCGCTCTATCTGATCCTGTGGGGGCTTGCATCCGCTCTGCGGACGTTACCGAAGCGGTTGACGCAGAAGTTACTTCGCATCCACGACAAGACCACCGCTGCGCGTGCTCGCGATGTCCGCATTCCGTCGAACGAAGCGATGCCAGTCTATATGTCGCGATGGTGGAAGGTCAAACGCAATGCGTTCTTCAACATCTATTTCCACCAGGTCTTCCGGTCGGACGATGACAAGGCGCTGCACGATCACCCGTGGTGGAGCTTCAGCATCGTGCTTTCGGGCGGCTATTACGAGCATCGCATTCTCGAAGGCGGCATTCACCAGAAAATTTGGCACGGCCCCGGCTCGATCCTGTTCAGACGCAACGGCGCCTTCGCTCATCGGCTCGAACTGAAGCGGGTTGCTTGGATCGGCCCTTCTGACCCTTATTTGCAGGGCTGGCGGATGATCGAGATGGACAATCTCCAACTCGACTACGACGATAACAAGGAACTCGTATATGAGCTTCCCGCCAAGACCATTTTCATCACCGGACCCGTCCTGCGGCGATGGGGTTTCCACGCGACCGAGCGTTGGGTGGACGCCTACGATTGGGACGATTATTGGGCGGCCAAGGGTGTGAACTACACCAGCATGACCGGCTACGCCGAACAACTGAAGAAGGGATAACCTGACTATGGATAAGCATCTATTGACCGGCTTGCTGAAGCAGATTCACGAATCGCCGGAAACCGAAAAGCATTGCGGCTTCAGCGGCGACGATCACACCGCTATCGCTGTGCTCGCGGCCACCGGCCATGTCGCCATCGACGATGTGACCGATATCGTCGTCCTGACCACCGCGGGGCGCCTGTGGGCGGGCATTCGCGACGAGAGCGAGGCAGACTTCACCGTCGAGCGCTTGGCCGAGCAGACCGGCAACATCGCCGAGTCGGAACTCGTCGCCAGGTACATCGAAGGAAAGCGCGCCGCGGCCGACAAGCACGCCACCGCCGATCCGGCCAATCGCGGCATGTTCGAGACGATGGGGCGGGTGCTCCATGAGATCGCGCATGAGTTCCGGGTCGGGATGCACCTTCCCGAACTCCACATCGAAGGCCGCGTGATCCCGTACAACGAAGATCGTTCGACCGGGATCAGCCACGCCGACGCTCTGCGGACGTTCTTCACCGATGTGCATGAACGCAATGTGCGCGCTGGCTGGTGGACCGATATCGAAACCGGCGAGCCGAAGAAGCGCAATGTCGGCGAACTGTTCGTGCTGTTCGTGACGGAGATCGCAGAAGCCTACACCGCATGGCGGAACGGCGAGGAAGACGACAAGCTGCCGGAATATCCCGGTATAGGCGTCGAACTGGCTGACACGCTGATCCGCGTGGCTGACTTCTGCGGCGCGCTTGCTGCCGGTCGCATCGTTGTCGAGCACACCGGCCGCAATCCCGGCGACGAGATGTTCCAGGAGATCGTGCAAATAGCCAGTCGCTACGAATCGATCCGCAAGACGCCCCACGCAAAGGGGGATGTTGAGACCGGCGACTTCCTGCCTCCGATGGATGTGGCGATCATGACCGACGCGAAGCTGGCGTTCAACGCCAAGCGCGAAGACCACAAGATCGAAAATCGCCTGAAGCCGGATGGAAAGCGCACTTAACCATCTTTCCCTATTGACCCCTGTTACGCTGATCGCGTAGCAGGGGTCTCTAAGGCGAATCGGGTAGAAAATGAGAACCGGATTTGGCTTTCACTGAAGTTACTTCCAATGGAGTTGAGAAAATGCTGACCGCCCAACAAATCCGCAACATCCTGAACCCTGCTCTCGCCTCGCTCGACGGCATGTTGGCGACCCATGAAAAGCACGGCGAAGACTACGTGGGACACCACCAATCGGTTCGCGAGGTCAAGGAAACCCTGGAATCGCTTCCGGAGAAGATCGAAGAACTGACCAAGGCAGACGCGACCATGCTGACGGCCGCCGCGGCGCTGGAAAACGAAGTCACTTCCACGCTGCTCGACATGGCGGTCGCGACCGTCCTGGCTACCCTGCTTGAAGAAGAAGGCGGTGGCCGGTGCAATGTGGCGATCTCGCCGAACTCCATGAGCTACATGACGAAGAACTACACGTATAGCGTAACAATGAATGGCATGACCCGCAACATCGCGATTCAGATGCGTGAAGACAGCCCGCTTCGGCACAATGAAGACGCATGGAACGCCCCGTCCAACCGGCACGGCGTTGCGCTCGATCCCGACATGACCGGCGCGGGCGCAAAGCCGCAAGCCGAGCCGAAGGAACACGACCGCCCCGTATGGGCCGTGAAGACAATGGGTCACGACTTCGTTAACGACATAATGGTGCCGGTCCTGCGTAACTGTCATGATCGCCAAGACGCCGAGCGCCAGTGCCTCGACATGCTGAAGCGCGAACCGAACCGGCCCGCTACCGTCGAAAATCGTTACTGTTTGCACCCGGAGTGTCCCTCAACGGGATGCAACCAGGCGGAAGCAACTTCCGACGATCTCGCGGGTTGACATCACTGACCGGCGAGCGCATATGCAGTTCGTCACAAAGCGAGGAAGGTGACTGGACCGATGCTAGACAGTAAAGACAAGCACGACATCGACGACGATCCGATGTTCGACGTTAGCCCGAAGGCGAAGAAGAAGGCGCTCGACCGCCAACTGATTCAATATCTGGAACGACGCGAGCGGCTGGAAGAAGAGATCAAAGGTCTCCGCGACGATGCGAAGGACGTGTTCCTTGAAGCGAAAGCTCAAGGCTACGATCCCAAGATGATGAAGGTCATCCTGAACCTTCGGAAAATGCCAGCCCATGACCGCAAGGAAATGGAAGCACTTCTCGAAGTCTATCGGGCCGCCGCTGGTATCGAATGAAAACCGTGAATCTGTGAAAGGAATGAACAATGGCTGATAAACTGACTCTGCCCAAGGCGAAGTTCGCCCATGAAATGACGGCTGGCCCCGTCGATCCGACCATGAAGGCGGCCGAAGCGACGAGCACCAAGCTCTATCGCGTTCCGGTTTCCAAGATCAAGGTCATCCCCGGCTTCAACGTCCGCGTCCCGTCGCCCGACTATATCGCACACCGCGACAACCTGGTCGATCTGATCCGCGCCAACGGCTTCGACGGCACCAAGCCGCTCGCCGGTTATGTCGCCAAGGAAGGCGATGAAAACGTGATCTATGTTACCGATGGCCACACCCGTCTCGACGCCGTGTCGATCTTCAACGAAGACGCCAAGAAGGCCGACAAGATCACGGCGCTGCCGGTCCTGGTCCACCCGAAGGAAGTGTCGCTGACCGACCTGACCGTGGCCCTGCACACCGCCAACAGCGGCCGCCCGCTGACCCCGTTCGAGCTT